TTAAATTAAAAGGAAATGACAATCCTGTCTATTGTAATCATAGCAAAATTGTCAAATCACATAATTGCGGGTTGCTACCTAATAGCAAGAAAGAAGGAAAGAAAAATGGCAAGTAAATACGAAGTAACAGTAAAAGAGAAAAAAGGAAGTTGTGATAATGAACTATTTGAAAAAATGGCAAAGAAGGGTGATATAACATCTGTAAAATTAGCAGAAGTTGTAAATCAATTTGTAACATTAAATGGATATGCAAAATGTACAATAAAAACAGATGATAAAGAATTTGATGTATTTTATTTAGATACAGAAGAATACGGCCTAATATCAAGTGGTAGTGAAATTTTTGCTAATAGTGTTATAGACTATTACGGAGAAGTAAACAGATTAAGATTATCAGAAGTCAAAACAAAAAAAGGAAAAACATACAAAGCAGTACCAGTATTATCAGGAAAAAAAGAAGAAACACAAAACGATTTACCATTTTAATAAAAAGCTAGTTATATACTAGCTTTTTATACAAAAGGAGTGTTTAAGTTGACAGAAAACGAAAAATTATTTAATGAACTAAAGAAATTATCTAAAAGAGCTAATCAAAGAATTTTAAGACTGGAAAGACTAACTGGAATAAAAGAACCATTTGCAATTAAGCAGTTAGTTGATTATTTATCATCAGAGCAATTAAAAGCAATATCTAAAAAAGGAAGAATAAGAGCATCTAAAAAGATGAATGAAACACAAATGATCGCTACAATAAAAGCTACCAAAGAATTTTTAGCTAGTGGTCAATCAAAGGTGAAAGAAGTTAAAAAAATAACAAAAGAATATTCTATAAAAGCAGAAAAACCAATAAATTATAAACAAGCTAATACATTATATCAATCAGGCAAAAATTATACATGGATTTATGATTATATGACCCCATCAGAGTTTTGGTCTTTTGTAAAATTAGCTAAAGAGCAGGGATGGAATAAAGAAGTATTTATTAATGAAATTCAAGCCTATATTACCAAAGAAGTTGATGAGGAATTAAAAAGAGATTTAGAAGCATTATACATTTATGTAATGGGGTAAATTATGATATACTGGAAAGAATATAACGGCCATGCAGTAGATATAAAAGGAAAAAGGAATAAATATGATAATACAATTTATACTTTTGATATTGAAACATCATCATATTTAATTTTAAATAATAGGCAAATAAATGCTAGTGAATATTTAAATTTAACAAAAAAAGAGCAAGAAGATTGTATTTTTAATTCTAATATGTACATTTGGATGTTTGGAATAAATGATACTGTTTATTATGGTAGAACATGGGATGAGTTAAAGGCTTTTTTATTAAGAATTGAAAATTGGGCTACAGACTATAAAAAATTTGTATTTGTACACAATTTATCATATGAATTTCAATTTTTAAGAAATGTATTTAATTTTAAATCTGTATTTTCAAGGAAATCAAGAAAATTAATCAGATGTGAAATTGAAGAATTTAACATTGAGTTTAGATGCAGTTATATGATGAGTAATGCAAAACTAGAAAAATTACCAGATATTTACAATTTACCAGTTAAAAAATTAGTAGGTAATTTAGACTATAGTAAAACAAGGCATAGTAAAACTAATTTAACTAAAAAAGAGTTATCATATTGTGAAAATGATTGTTTAGTTGTTTATGAATACATAAAAAAAGAATTAGAAACCTACGAAACAATAAAAAATTTACCTTTAACATCTACAGGCCATGTAAGAAAAGAATTAAAAGAACTAATAGAAAAAGACTGGAATTATAAGAATAAAGTTAGAAAAAGCATAAATATTGATGGCCACATTTACAATTTACTAATTGAAGCATTTGCAGGTGGGTACACTCATGCAAATTGGACTAAAACAGATACTATTATTAAAAATGTAGTAAGTTTTGATTTTACAAGTAGTTATCCGTATGTAATGACAGCTTTTAAATTTCCTGCAACACAATTTAAAAAGTGTAATATAAAAAATAAAAGTCAATTATTAGAATGTTTTGCATATATTCTTGTAGTAAAATTTAAAAATATAAAGTGCAAATATTTTAATAATTTTATATCACAATCAAAATGCAGAAGAATTTTAAAAGGAAGATATGATAATGGTAGAGTAATATCAGCTGAAGAATTAGAAATTGTTTTAACAGATGTTGATTTTAAATTTATTTCAGAAGTATATAATTATGATGATATTGAAATACAGGAAAGTTATTTTTCAAGATATGATTATTTACCAAAACAATTTATCGAATTTATTTTAAAAAAATATGTAAATAAAACAGAATACAAAAATGTAGAAGGCAAAGAAGTTGAATACATGTTAGAAAAAAATAAATTCAATAGCCTATATGGAATGAGTGTAACTAATAATATAAAAGATGCAGTTGTTTTTGATAATAAAAATGGTTGGTCAGAAGAAAAACTTTCAAATGAAGAAATTATTTCATTACTGGAAAAAGAGCAAAAACAGGCTTTTTTAAGTTTTTCTTATGGTGTTTGGGTAACTGCGTGGGCGAGATTTAATTTATTAAAAAATTTAGTAAAATTAGACGATCATGTTATTTATGCTGATACAGACAGTTTAAAATTAGAAGAAGGATTTAAAAAAGAAATTATTGAAAATTATAATAATGAAGTAATTGAAAAAATAAAAAATGTATCAGAAGAATTAAAAATTGATATAGAAAAATTTAGACCGAAGGATAAAAAAGGAATAGAACATTGTTTAGGACTTTTTGACAAGGATGCAGAATATTCTGAATTTATAACGCAAGGTGCAAAAAAATATGCATATATAGATAAAAAAGATAATGAAATACATATAACTGTTGCAGGTGTACCAAAGAGTGGTGCAAAAGGTTTAAAAAGGTTAGAGGATTTTAAAGATAATTTTGTATTTGATTATAAGTACACAAATAAAAATTTACTAATATATAATGATGAAATGATAGAATTTAATTTAAAAGATTACAAGGGTAAAGAATTAAATATAAAGGATAAATATGGCTGTTGTTTAATTCCTACTACATACGAACTAGGAAAATCAGAGGAATACGCACAATTATTATCTGATGAAAGTTCAGCAAGAGCAATTTATAAGGAGAGATAAAATGAAAAGTATTGAATTTATTAATGAATATAGAAAAATGAAATCAGTTGGTGATTTTTGTAAAATGGAAAATATAAATCATTCTAATTTGATAAAAGGCAAATCAACAAAAGAAAATGAAGATAAAATAGCAACATTATGCAAATTAGAAATAATTAGATTATATAGTGAGGTAATAAAAGAAAATGTCAAAAAAGCAGATACATTATAATATAGATAATATTGATAAAGAAGATGCAAATTTTAATATTATATTTGGTGAAAAAAGTAATGGTAAAAGCTATCAAGTAAAACACAAAAAAGCAGTAGAACATTATTTAAAAACAGGTAACAGATTTATTCTTTTAAGAAGATGGCGAGAGGATATCTCAACATTATGGATAGAGCAATATTTTTCAGATGTTGATGTTTTAAAACTAACAGATGGAAAATATAATTGTATTACAGTTTATAGAAAAGCACTTTATTTTTCAAATTATGATGTAGAAACAGGAAAAACAAAAAGGTATGATAAAATAGGGTATGTAATGGCATTATCAACAGAACAGCACATGTCCTCTGCATCTTTTTTGGATGTAGATGTAATTATATATGAAGAATTTATGGAAAGAGGAAGTTATATAACAAGAGAGCCTGATAGATTAATGATATTTTATTCTACAATAGACAGAAAAAGAGGTACAACAAAATTATATATGGTAGGAAATTCAATAACAAAAGTTTGCCCATATATAAGAGAATGGGATTTAGAAGGCATTTTTAAAAGTATAAATCAAGGTGAAATAAAAACAAAAGAAATACAAAACGAGGAAAACAAAGTAAAGATAGCTATTGAGTATTGCAAATCCAGTGGTGGTAAAACAATGGCAATTGGTAATGCAAAAAATATGATTGATAAAGGAGCATGGCAGACAGACCCTCAACCAAAGTTACCTGAAAGCTATAATAATTATAAATGCTTATATAGGTTTGGTTTTTTATTCAAAGGATTTAAATTTTTATGCGAATTATTACAGGATAAAGAATTTAATAAATGTTGGTTTATAAGGCCATACTATAAAGAATTTGATAAAAGATTAATAGTAATTTCTGATGAAATAAAAACATCACCATACTGGCAAAGAGATATTTATAATTTAAATTTTAAAAATGAAAAATTAAAAAAATTACTAGGTACATTTAAAGAAAATATGATATTTTATTCATCAGATTTATGCGGTACAGATTTTAAGCAAGTTATTGATTTTATGATACGAAAATGATATTATTAAATAAAAAGGAGATAAAATATGAATAGTCAAATTATACTAGCTAAAAATATAAATATAGATAAACAATATACCAATGTTTTAAGTTATTCAGAAGCAGAAATGATTGAATTATGCAGACAAAATCAAATAGCTAATTCAAATAGTTTTTCTTTTTTAAGACCTAATGGTACAATTTTGGTTGATTTTCCATATGCTGATTGCCTAGATGCAAATTATATGGCTTTCCAAAATCCTGATTATAGCAATAAATGGTTTTTTGCATGGATTGATGATGTAATATACAAAGGTGATAAGAATTGCGAATTAAGATTTACAATTGATGCATGGTCAACATGGTATGATAGATGGACTAGAAAACCATGTTATGTAATTAGAGAGCATACAAATGATGATACAATTGGTTTAAATACAGTTCCTGAAAATATAGATGTAGGAGAAATGATTGCAGAAACAGAAACAGAGGATAGCACATATACATCAGATACAGCATATTATATTGCAGTTCAAAGTTCATGGAAAATAAAAGATGGTTCAGATGGTACTGGTACTGAAAGTGACAAAGGCTCACAATTTTCAGGTATTTCAGTATATAATAAATCTGTATTTGGTACAGAATTATTTTTAATAAAAATAACAAATACAAATGATTTTGTAAATTTAGGATTATTTTTATTGCGTACTAATTCAGATGGCCATATAGCTGATGTAGATAATATTTTTATTTTACCTGATATATCAGTATCACAGGCAAGTTTAACATCACATTCTGCAAGTGTTGGCGACAAAAGTTTTACATTTTATACAATACCATATAGTATAACTGCTAAAACATTTAATTCAATTGTTTTAAGACCATCAAGTTATTCAGGAATAACAATTAAAAATAATAAATGTTTTTGTTATCCATATAGCTACATACAAATTAGTAATAATCAAGGAAGTACAAATATATATAAATATGAAGATTTTGCAAATTCAAATTGTACATTTGAAAATCAATTTTCTGTTTCAATTGGTGGTAGTGGTAGAATAGTGCCTTTAAATTATAAAGGAATGGTAACAAATGATGATGAAGCATTACCACTTGGGAAATATCCAACATGTGGTTGGTCAAGTGATGCATTTACTAATTGGTTAACACAAAATAGTGTAAATTTAGCTGTTAGCAATGCAATGTCAATTGTTGGAAGTGGTGCAAGTTATAGTAATTTAACTGGAAAGAAACAATCAGAGCAAATATCAGGTGCACAAAATATTGGTATTAGTATTGCAGGTGAAATAGCAGGTACAATTGGCCAATTCAGGACTGCAAGTTTAATGCCTAATATTTCAGGTGGCCAGCCTACTGGTGATGTAAGCTATGCAATGGATAGAATTTGTTTTACAATAAGACAAATGCGTTCTAAAAATGAATACATGAAAATTATTGATGATTATTTTACAAGGTTTGGTTATGCAGTAAAAAGAATAAAAACAGCAAATATAACAGGAAGAAGATATTGGAATTATGTAGAAATAAGCAGTTCAGATGAGATTGGATATGGTGATGTACCATCAAAATATATGGAAACAATAAATAATGCATGTAGGCGTGGTGTAACAATCTGGCATGAACATGATAAAGTTGGTGATTATTCTTTACAAAATAGTATAATATAGTTTCCTTGGAAACATAAAAGAGGGCTGATGCCCTCTTTTTTTTTATTCTGTATCTCCAAAATCTGAAACAAATATTACAAATGGTAAAGCAATTAATTGTATTGGGTAACCGCCTACACCAC